TCCTTTTAACCTTTCACCAGCAGGTCTGAGCTGACTAAAATCAAGCACAAGAGTATCAGCAGGCCATTTGCCAGCAAGGAGCTTGCCGATAGATTTAGCCCAAGCCTCTGCACTGTCTCCAACTTGAATTGTCCAAGTTTTTGTGCCTGCGTCCCAGGTTTCAACATTGTGCTCAAGTCCGCCCTTAGCTGTTCGTTGGCTTTTAACAACTTGAATATTTTTGATTGGTTTTGAAAATCCATTTAGTGTACCTACAATTGGTTTGAATCCTACACCACATCCTTGTAGTAGTAGCCATAACACATCTACTACATCATATACTGTTTCTACCTGTGTAAAACTACAGTTAAATTGTGATGCTTCACGTGTTTGTGCTACGTTTGTACCACCCAACCACAGAGTCCTACCACTCATTAACACTTTTCTAGCCAGCATTAACTGCTCTAGCTGTTCTAATTCTGCTACTTCATTAAAATATAATTGGCGACCTACACTGCGTTCCCACAGCCAGTGTTGATGATCACGTACTCGTCTGACTGTTTGCGCCCATGTTTCAAATTGTTTACCATCATCACTAGTGGGTCTATTATATGTTCTTCGTGTAATGACTTGTGCTCTTGTACTTACCTGCATAACTACTCCTATTTTCCTGTGCTACCAAATCCTCCAGTACCACGTTCTGTATCATTCCAGCTGTCGACGAAATCACATAAGATAACTGGCATAATAACCAGCTGTGCAATTCTATCGCCAACCTCTATTGTATATCTGTTGTCACTAATATTTTTTAGCGGAATTTTTATATTTCCACGATAATCACTGTCAATAACGCCTACGCCATTAAGCAGCATAATTCCCTTTAAGCCTTGTCCCGATCTGTTAAATACAAAGCCGCCGAAGCCCTGTGGAATTTTGATCGCTACACCACTATCAACAAGTTTTGTTTCGCCAGGATATATTTCACACTTTTCAGTGCTGCGTAAATCTGCACCTGCATCAGTGCGGTTAGCCCGTTTGGGCAAGTAGGCTGCGTTATCTACTCTACACTCTACAACTTGCTTGATCGTTACATCACGAGCGTGATCATAGCTACTGTTAATATTAAAAAATTGTGTACTGTGTTTCATTTGATAGTTAACTCTAGTGTTTCATCAATTTGTTTGCAATTCTCAGTACCTATTGCATCCTTACAATAGGTAACAAGATCCATAAGTTGGTAGTTGAGCTCTAATTGCTCTCGGTTTTGGTTGAGTGCTTCAATATATTTGAAGCGACCATGTAGAGGAATACTGTTAATAATATCCCAGGTAGTACCATACTCTTCAACAAGCTGCTGAGCACGTTTAGGCCCAACACCAGGCACACCAGGGACATTATCGCCACTATCGCCCATAAGACACTTAACAGAAATATATTGTTCGGGTTCAAATGCGTAGTGATCATTCCAGTTATCCCACGTAACTTCTTTTCTAGTAACATAGCTAAATCGTCCTACGCCAGGTTTAATTAATAAATCCCAATCTTTATCACTGCTCATTAACCAAATTTCATCTACTGCTAGCTTACGCTTTTTGCCGACAATATAAGCAGCAATATCATCTGCTTCAACGCCTTGAAATCGTAACACTGGATAATGTTCCCCTAGAAGTTCTAATGTATTAGTAAAATCTTCAAAGAATAGCTCAAATTCTATGCGTTCTGCTTCGCTTTGTTGATCATACTTATCTTTACGATTTTGCTTGTAGAGTGGATAAATATTTTTACGATAGCTGCTAGACCCTTGATCTGCCGCTATGATAACCCACTTGGCTTTATAACTCTTTTTTAAGCTTTCAACAGTGCGTAGGTAATCTTCAGCAAAATTTCTAGCTCCACTATGTTTATAGCGAAAAGCAAGATTAAGCGCATCAACTACCATCAGTGTTTTTTCAGTTGTTTCAAATTGTTTAAAAGGTTTCATATGATTTTTAGAGTGTAATCTATTATTATATCACTGTTGATAGGACTTGTCAAGATACAAATTTAATTGTGCTTATGTTAAGCCAATCTTCGAGCAGGAAGATATAAAACTCATAATCATCAGCATTATACATTAGCCAGCGTTTTTCAAGTAGTGCATCATCGTCAAATACTACAGTAGCCACAAACAATTTACTGCGATCGTGTTTGAATATAAGTAGTGGTAATTTATCTACTTGTGTGGCTTGACGCTGTGTTTGTTGCCACCACTCAATTAGCTGCGGAGTTTTATGCGTTAGCAATCCACTATTAATATGGTCTTCCGCATAACCTTTTACTTCCACACAAAATCTATTAGTTTGCCCAGGTACATAAAGGTCGCCCTTAAGCTGATGTTTAGGGTCAAGAGCACCTGATCCAGGTACTCGCTCCCAATTTAGTTTAGTATGTTTACGAAGCATATCACGTGCTAAGGTTTCAGTACGCGCACCTTTCTGACGACTATCGACCACTAGTAGCTTCCTTTACATGTATAGCTAACTTTTGCCAGTCAATATTTCCAGCACTGTCCATATATAAATGGTTATGTTGTTGGTCTTCCAAATCTAGTCTTTCTAGCATATCAGCTACTTTTTGTGAACGTTTTTCACGTTTACTCATAATTTTTTCATAGTGTTTTCTTATCATACTATCCCTCAATACGAGATACGTTATTACGCTTGATAACATTAATTTTCTCTAATAGTGGGTGACTAAAACCGTGGCTGACTAGGAATGTATTTAGGTGTTCTTCACCAAGTAGTACTTCTACTAACTTATCTTTACCATCTACATCTAGTGCTTCTACAGTTTCGTCTAGTATAAGTAGATTGATACGACTACTGCTTAATGTCTGCATTAGCTTTCTAATAGCAAGGAGTGTGGCTACATTTACACGAGCTTTTTCACCTCCACTTAGCGCATTAATATCTATATCTTTACCGTTATCTGTAATAATAACGTTTAGCTTATCACTGCTATTTACTTTAAAACTAATTTGAAATCTACCATCACTTAGATCTACTAAATATTTATTAGTAATTTCTTCTAGGTCTTTAACTAAACATTCTATTTTGTAGGCTACTAGTCCAGTTGTTGAGAACGTTTTTGTAAGCACTTGTAGTATACTCATACGTTCATTCATAATATTAAGCTGATCACTATGTTCTTCTAGTTCTTCAGTCATTTCTTTTAACTGCTGCTTAATAGTTTCTACACGGCTATTGTGTTGCTGAACTTTTAGATTGTGTTCTTCAGCAAGTTTGATTCGCTGCTGAGTATCTTTAAGTGTTTTAGCTAAATCGTCATATTTAGTTTGTAGATCGTCTTTAATAAGTGTTTTTAATGGTAGTGATTCATCTACTAATAAATGTAATTTTTCCCATTCTGCTTGCTGCTTAACGGCATTTTGATATAATTTATCTTGCTGTTCTAACTCATTGCTGATTACAACTGAATTAGCAGCACTGGCTCTGGCACTTTCAATTTCATCTGTTTTTTCGTTTACCAGTTGAGCTACTTTTGTTTCATCTATTGCACTAAAACAAGTGGGGCATATTCCATGTAAACTATTTAACTTTTTAATAAATGCTTCACCATCTCGCACAGTTTTCATGTGTTCAGCCTGTTGCTGCTGTAATTTCTTTAGATGATCTTTATCAATCTTAGCAGGACCTGGTAGTGCAAGATCTATACTATTAAGTTGTTGTCTATAAGTATTATTCTGTATAATTTTTCTATTGGTTTTGTCTAAGTTTGCTATTTCTAATTCAAGTTCTGCTACTTGTTTAGGTAAGCCATCATCTAGTACTTCTACTCTATGAAAACTTTTAACCGTTAAATCACTTCTTTCATATTTATCTAACCAATTATTTATAGTGGTTATTTTAGCCTGACATTCAGCAATTTCTTTACCAAGCCCCAGTGTAACTTCTTTAAAAACCTCACTAGCACGAGTATACTTTGTTAAATTTAATATTTCTATAAGAAACTTTTTACGAGCAGTATCAGCACTAGTTAAAAACTCTAGACTACTAGCATTACTTTGGTAGACTATTTGTGCAAAACTTTTATGATCTATACCTATAATATCTTCTATAATTTTATAGGTCTGTGTGGCTGTGTGACCACTAATATCATTACCATTTTTTAATAGTTTTACTGTTTGCTGTGTACCACGCGTACACTTAATTGTATACTCGTTGCCGTCACGCTCTAAATCTAGCTCAATGCTATAACTTTTATCTTTGATATATCTATTAAGAATATCTGCTTTTTTAATACTTTTGCTATTTTTATTAAATAGCACTTCTTCTAAGATCAATGCAATACTACTCTTACCATGACCATTTTTACCAACTAGTTGTGTTAGTGGAGCTTTTACAAAGTTGATAACATTACCAGCTCCATAACTAAAACAATTATTCCAACGTAGTTCTTTGATTGTTATCATTTTTCCAAAACTTCTTTTTATTTAAAAAGCCCAATTGTTCTATTAGCAGTATAATTTCTACGGCATTGTCCAGCTCTAAAGCCCAGCTATTTTGCGAGCCATGTTTACGTTCAGCTAATATTCTAGCTACGTAATAAAAATTTGGGTGATAATCAGTACTAATCATATTCTATTTTATCTAGATGATTTTGCACCTCAACCGCAGCACGTTCTACAACCTCCTCAGGCAGTGCTAGTATATAGCGCAAGTACTCCCGTACTTCTTCTAAGAGCGTCATTTCCGCTTCTAACATAAGTTGTACATCACTTGTACGCTTGATTACTTTGCGGTCAATTAGCTCACTATCTTCTAGCTCACCTAACTCTTGCAAGTCACCCTCAACTTGATAAATTGTATGGTGATACGGTGTTGGCGGTTTAGGGTCATTTACTCCAACAGTTTTTCTTATTAGCTGAGGTAATTCTAATTTAATCCAGTTATGTTTTAGTGTATCAGTATCTAATAATATCACACCAGTATCAACAGGATGGCGGTGAAAACTGGTAGTGACAGGGCTGCCAGGATAAAGAATATTGTGTTGACAATTTTCATAACTATGTAGGTCTCCGGCTAATACTACATCCCATTGTTTAAATATACTTAAATCTACTTCAGGTGTTACATGCGGCGGTATTGCACCACGAACATGTGTGCACAGCACTTGACCACCTTCAGGCCAAGGATTGTTTTGTTCAAATTCTTTTAGCTTGTTGTAGGGAACAAACTCAATTCCATAATCACTATAATAGTCGTCTATTATAATAACCTTGCGATTCATCTTATTAGTAGCTTTGGCAAGATTAGTCATAAAAGTTGTAGACTTTTTTACTGCTTCATGATTACCACTATATATAAATGTAGGAATATTACAGCTACTTATTAAGTCAAAGTAAACTTCTAATTCTTCCATACTAGGTAGTTTGTCAAATACATCACCACCTATAATAAATAAATCAGCTTTAGTTTGTTGCTCAGCTAGTTGCTGCCACAATAAGTTGTATCTATTTTTAGCCCAGTCTACCGGTACATTCTTTTGACCTAATTTTATATGTATGTCTGCTGTAAACAATACTTTCATTTTTTATTTTCCAAAAGATATAGGTCCAACAGTTGCGTGTTGGACCTACTTTGTTAACCAAGTTCTTTGATTGCTTCAGCTTGACTTGCGTCTAGATCATCAGACTCATCTTCTTGTGCACTAGTAATCTTATCTAACAATGCTTTTACTTCATCTGCAGTTGGGCGAGGAAATTTGGTATCAATATCTTGAGCACTATCTGCTAGTTGTCGATCTTCTGCGCTTAGTTTTCTTGGTTTGCAGCGTAAAACCTGCAACGTGTATTCTACATTGAAAGCTAGTGGGCCAGTTTTTGTACGCTTAAAAACTACATCCCAACCTGTGTCATAATCCGTGGGATCACCAAGATCTTCTGCAGCTGTTAAAATTTGTTCAAACAATTTTTTCTTAAGATTAAGAGCCTTAACCTTACCATCTTTGGGGTCAATGCAATTAATAGAATAACTCCAGCTGCATTTTAGGTCAGGATAATAGTCAGGTACATGATCTTTTTCTAAATTATCAAATTTTTCTTTTTCACGACTAAAAGCCAAACATTCGATAGGAATGTCTTTGTTATTAGTGCCTTTAACCCAGTAAATATAACGTGGTAAAATTCCGCCAATTAAGCGTACTGTATTTTCACCATCTTTATATTCATAAGTTTCAACCTTATTGGTAACAGCTTTTCCTTTTGTTTGTTTAAAGCTAAGTGCCATTTTTATTCCTCGTATTTAAAATAAATTTTGTTGTTTTCTATTGTTATTATCGGATTGTATTTTATTGCGTTTTTGTTTAGGTCTGGATAGTAAGATAAATCTAAATAAGTGTAACCTAAATCTTTATACTGCTGATAACTTCTACGCCCCGCCAATTCAATATACTGTGCTTTGTATAATATATCTATACTACGGTCTAGAAAAAATTCATCTGGATTTAATAAATAATTAGGCCCAGTAAGTCTTGGGTCTAGCCTTTTATTATGCTTTGCTAATAGCAATATTAACTGTTTGGGATTATTGTTTGCTATTTTTTGCAGTTTGTATAAATCAAACTTTAATAATTTTCTTTGACGCATCTTATATTATACTATATCTAACTACCTGTTACAAGTTAAAAATTCTATACCGTTATAATATCCCAGCCTTTTTTAAGATATAAACCTAATCTATCATTATTCTGCTTTTTATCAGCCCAACCACTAAATTGAATATCTACTACAATAGGGTTTAGCTTGTTAGGGTGTTCTCTCATTACTCGGCCGATTATTTGCTCAAGTAAGCTGTCATTACTCATTGGTACTGCTAAAATTACGCAGCTTAAGATGTTAATTGAGATACCTTCACTGAAGATTTGTCTGCTACCAGCAACGCACATCTTTGTTTTATTAAGTAGTTGCTCTTTAGCTGCTTGTCTTTCTTCTGTTGGGGTGTTGCCAGTAACCAACAAACACGTTTCACCGATATATTCCTTTACTTTTTCTAAGAATTCTACTCTGTCTGCAATTACTAATACACTGTGTCCTGCGGCAATATGATAATTTGCAATACCGCCTACAAATTTTCTATAATTATTGTCTTGGGTAAGTTCATTAATTTTATCAACCCAACTAACTTTAGGGTTAAGTACTATGTTACTCTTTACAATATGTACAGTTGGATTTATAGTATTACTTTGAGCCGGTTTATATACCTTATCACCAAAATAGTCCTGAAATATTACATGCTTGCCGTCTTTTCTAGTCATAGTACCACTAAGAGCTAACCTATATCTACTATGAAAAGTATCTATGGTTTGGCTAAATGTTGTAGCCGGGCAATGATGTGCTTCATCTAATATAATTGTGCCGAACTCTTTGTTGATTTTATCTAAGTATTTTACTATACTTTGTACGTTACCAACTACTATAAAGTGATCTTCTATTTCAAATCTACCGCTACCTATTACGCCAGGTTCTATTCCAAACAATGTTTCTACTTCCTCGCACCATTGATCTCTAAGCGCTGTAGTATGAGTAATTACTAGTGTTTTTTGC